CGCGCGGTATCCGAATCATCAGGCTGGCATCGTGATTTACGGCGATGCGACCGGACAGCGGCTGCAGACGGCTGGGACAACGGATTACCGAATGATCAGGGAATATTTCCGGCAAACGGCGTACCGAAGCCTGAAGTTTCGAGTACCGGCGAGTAATCCGAGCGTCCGGGAACGGATTGGTTTAGTGAACGCGAAGTTGTTTTCGGCGAGCGAAGAAGTCCGCTTGCTGATCGATCCGCGGTGTCGTGGGCTGATAACGGATTTCGAGGAAGTAACCTACAAGCCTGAAAGCGGCGTGATCGACAAAGAGCGGGATTCCGAGAGGACCCACCTGTCGGACGCGCTGGGTTACCTGATTTGGCAAGAGTGCGGGCCACGTCCGGTGTTCGGCGAGCAGAGCCGGCGGTTGATTTGACGGCGAAAGAATACCTGATGAACCTTGGCAACAGCGGTCCCGACATCATTCACGAGCATCCCGAATATGCGGCGAAGAGAGCGATGTGGCGGCAGTATCGCGATCTATATTCTGGCGGCGCCCAGTTCATCGCAAGCGCGGATCAATATCTGGTCCGCCGGCAGAAGGAGCCTGGTGACGTCTATGTGGAACGACTGAGCCGAAGCTTTTACGAGAACTATGTAGGTTCGATTGTGGACTGGTACACGGCCACGCTGTTCCGGCGCGAACCGGTGCTGAACTTTGAAGGAGACGGCGAGCGGTCCAAAAGGTTCTTTGGCGTGTTCACGGAAGATTGCGACCTAAAGGGCACGAACCTTTCCGAGTTCTTCCGGCGGCAATTTGTAGAGGCGTTGGTATGCGGAAAGAGCTACATACTGATCGACTTTCCGCGGCTGGACGGGCCAATTGGCACACGGGCCGAGGAGGACGAGCGGGGGGCCTCGCGCGCCTACTTACTCAGTTACGCAGCCGATGAACTTATCAATTGGAGTTACGACGACCACGGGCAATATCAGTGGGTGGTGTTGCGGACGCAGAGTCTGCGCAAGGACAAGCTCGAGGATGCAGGGTGGTGGAAGCAGACGCGGTGGGTTTACTACGACAAGGAAAACTATCGCATTTACGAACAAGTAGAGGACGGGAGCAAACGCGGGCAGGTGGAGGTGGTGGCCGAGGGGCGACATGGATTAGCGAAGCAGGCGCAAGTACCACTGGTGGAGCTGCGGGTATCGGAAGGGCTGTGGCTGTTGAACAAGGCGGCATCGCTGCAGCTAGAGCATTTCAATAAGTCCAACGCACTGGGATGGGCGCTGACGATGGGGTTATTCGCGATGCCGGTGATTTACTCGGAACGCGATTGGGACCAGGTGATGGGCGAGTCTTACTACATTCAGCTGGGCCCGCAAGATCGTTTTGGATGGACGGAGCCGCAAGGAAATGTCTACCAGATTGCAGCCGATAATCTGACGAGATTGCAGGAAGAGATTTACCGGGTGTGCTATGTGAGCCACGCTGGGGGCGCACTGTCCGGAAATGCAACGCAATCGGGTGTAAGCAAGCAGCGCGATTATGCAATCACGCAGGAAGTATTACGGGCTTACGGGGACGCAGTTAAGGATTCGATAAAGCGCGTATTGCGGGCCGTTGAGAGAGCGCGCGAGGACGGTTTGAGCATCGGTGTAGCAGGGATGGATGAATTCGACATTGGGGATTTTGGGACGGAGCTACAAGACGCGCAGATGCTGCTGAACTTAGGTATCCAGTCACCGACGCTGAAGAAGCAAGTTTTCAAAAAACTGGCGTTTCAATTCCTGTGCGATGCACGGCAAGAGGTGAAAGACCGGATTGGAAGCGAAATCGATCAGGAGTGAGGGCGACCAGGCGTATACGCGCGTGAGCGCCCAGATTAGCAGGAGGCACATGGAAGAGGAAAAGGCCGACGGAACAGAGCTGCGGTCTCTGATACGGGGCGTGATTGACGAGTTTGTCCACGCCGAGCAGGCGAAGGCTGAGCCAGCGTACAAGGCGGAATTGCTGGATGAGCGGAAGCGGCGTGAGGACCTGGAAAAACGAGTCAACGATCTAGTTCAGGAAAATGCGCGCAGCCGCAAAGTGGCGGAAGAGGCGGAGCGAGGCTCGTCGATCCGCGCGGAACTGCAACAGCTGGGTGTAGTCAAAGTGGACTTAGCGTATCGCGCCGTGAGAGATGACGTACAGCGGCGGGAGGATGGCCAGTTGATTGCGCGCAGCGGTCCAGACGAAATGGCGCTTCGCGACTATCTTAAACAGTTTGTGCAAGAGAATCCCGAGTTATTACCGGCGCGGATTACCGGCGGATCGGGGATGGGATCCGGGCCGAAAGCCGGCTCCAATACAAGCGCGCTTGATCTGGACAAAATTCGACCGGGTATGAGTCCGGAAGAGCTGGAGAAGATGCGCCAAGAGGTCTCGAGAGTGGCGAGTCTGGCGCTACGGGGCATGTGAAGGGGACGCACGGGGATGCGGCTGAAAGGGCCGGTTGACGGGCGTAGGTTCAAGAACAACATAAAAAGAGGTGAAGGTGAATGCCAACAATTACATCAGCAAATGTAGCAAACGCGATCGTGAAGCTGGTCGCAGTAGACGCCTTGCCAGCGCTGGTGAGCAACCTGGTGATGGGCAATTTAGTCAATCGAGACTATGAACCTACGCTGGCTAATGCGGGAGACACAGTAAATGTGCCGATTCCTCCAACATTAGTGGCAAACAATATCGCCGAGGGCGGCATGGTTCAGACGCAGAATCCGAACCTTGGAAACGCGCAGATTGTGCTGAACACGCACGCAGAAGCGACGTTCCAGATTCCAGATATCACGAAGGTGCTGGCGGTGCCGGACCTTTTGAAGCTATACATGCAACCGGCGGTGGTGGCAATCGCGGAACGGATCGAATCGGACATTTTGAGCTTGTACGCGCAATTCACTTCGAACACGGCGGTGGGAACGGCGGGCATCGCATTAACGGAGGCGACGGTAGACGCGGCGGAGACGGCATTGTTCCAGGCAAAGGTTCCGGGTGTTGCGAGTAAGTACCTGGTAGTGGATCCGACGAGTTACTCCGCAATGAGACAGATTCCGCGCTTTAGCGAATATTATTCAGCGGGCGATGCGGGCTTGCGAGCATTGGTGGATGGCGCGGTAGGCAAGATCAAGGACTTCTTCGTATTTCGGTCACAGCTGGTGCAGAAGACGGGCAGCGGACCGGTGAATACCCACAACCTGGCCTTTTCGAAAGATGCGATCGGGCTTGTCATTCGACGGCTCCCACAACCGCTTCCAGGAACAGGCGCGATTGCCGAATATGCGGAGATGGGTAATTTTGGAATCCGGGTGGTGATGAGCTACCAGCCGAACACTCTGGGGCAGCAATTCACCGTGGACGTTCTATACGGAACGGCGGTTCTTCGAAATTCGTTCGGGCTGCAGGTGAATAGCTAGACGAAAGATATCAGCGACGCGGGCGGACGATAGAAATGGTCTGTCCGCGGCAGGAGAGGAGTGGGATGGATCTACGAGTGTTCTTTCAAAAGTTACGGAAAATCGAGCAGGAGATTGCGGCTCCCCATGTAATTGTCGTCAGTCACGAGACGCCTGATGGAGGACGGCCGGGCCAGCTCGCGGAAGTTTCGAGAAGCGTTGCAGCGCGGCTCATTCTAGAGGGGCATGCGCATCTGGCGACCGAGGAGGAATCCACCGAGTTTCGAGCAGCCGCGCGAATGGCCGTTGAGGAGGCGGAACAGAAGCTGATGGCATCTAAAGTTCAAGTGAACGTGATCTCAGACGCGGATCTTCGAGCGCTAAAGAACGCACCGCGAGCGGAGAAACGGTAGAGGCCGATAGACACCATGGCTCTCTTTAGCGACGGTCCCATCAGCGACGCGGGCGACTTGCAACGTTACGAGAATGGCATCCTCAACGTCGCGGCGACAGAAGGTATCGACTTAGGGGCGAAGATTGTGCTGGCACAGCAAGACGTGGCGAACGACCTTTTGCTGTTTCTTTTCAAGCGTTCCTCACTGCGGGATTGTTCATTGGCTTTTCGACGCGCGCAAGGCGTCAAGGATGTTGTGGTCACCGAGCCGCTGAGGCAATGGCACATCCACAAAACCCTCGCGTTGATTTATCGCGACGCATACAATAATCAGCTGAACGATCGCTATCAAGGTAAGTGGACGGAATACGAGCGGCTCGCAAAGGTTAGCGCACAGACTTACTTTCAGCTAGGAGTGGGATTAGTGACCGATCCCGTTCCAAAAGCCTGCGCTCCGGTGTTATCCACTGTAGCCGGAACGGCAGGGGGTGGGATGTTCTACGTCGCCGTGACGTGGGTGAACGCTTGCGGCCAAGAAGGGGCGCCAAGCAGTCTCGCTCAATCGGGCACCTCCGCGGGCCAGCAACTTGTAGTGACGGTTGGGGCGCCGCCGCCTAACGTGACGGGCTGGAACGTCTATGTTGGAACGTCCCCGGCCGCGCTGAACTTGCAGAATCAAAGCGCAGCGGCTATGAGTAGCTGGACGATGACGTCAGGTCCTAGTCCGGGTGCGCCGATTCCCATGGGCCAACTGCCGACGTGGTTCATTGTGGATCATCGGGTGATGGAGAGAGGCTGAGCATGCTGCAAATCGCGGGTTCCAGCACGAAGAAGGTGTTGGGAGTGCTGGCTGCCGCCGGCGGAGTGCCAGCAGCCGTGGAAGCGTTAGTACTGCAGCAGGGGATCAAGCTGGCTTCTCTAGGGCCGCAGCAGATTATCGCTCAGAACGTGGCGCCGGACGTCGCCGAGCAAAGCGTCATCAGTAACTATCCGCTCATTTA